GAATAAGCCGGGCATTAGCTTTTGCTAACGCTTCGTCGCGGGCCTTCTCGGCCTCGGCGGTGCGAGCCATGAGCTTCTCCGTCTCGGATTGCTCGGCGGCTTTCTTATCGGCGTCGGCTTTCTCAATCGCTGAAAGTTTTTTGTAATGTCGAGCGGCTTCCTCAGTCTTGTTCTTGAGGGACTTCTGAGCCTCTGCGAGTTGCTCCTGTAATTGTTCAAGGGTCGGTTGCGTGTTGCCGCCGGGCGTCTCGCTCGGAGGTGGGGTTGTGACCGTCTCGGTCGGGGTTTCGTCTGGCATCTCGCCTATTCCTTTGCTACTAAGTGCGGGGAAAACAAAAAGGCCCGCGTCTCTTTCGAGAGCGGGCCTTGTGGGGAAGCTCAGAATGTATGGCTGCCGGAGCCCAATAGGGCGAAGGCTGGTTACATTGTACGGCTATTTTTAGCCGATGACAAGCACGTCCGTTTTACTTGGCTGTTTTACGGTTTCTCGCGGCGCAAAGTCGGCCCAGCCCCAGCCGTAATACACAATACAGGCTCGGACAATGGCTATTAAATGGCGGCGGAGTTCGTTTCTAAATTCGTCGTGCGTCATACCAGCTCCTTCAGCGAGGCCGCTACCCTCATCGGCCCGTATACCTCATCGTCTCGCACACCCGAGAGCGCGCCAAACTCAAACTTGCCTGCTTTGTACGCCTCTAGCCGCCCCTGCCCCATGATGGCCTTCTGCTCGGCCTCGGAGAGATTGTCAAACCAATCCTGCCCCGTTTCCTTGACTGGATTGCTGCCGCCCTTCACCAATGGGATAGCCGCACAGCGCCCGTTATGGTGGTCGTTCAGTGGCTCGTCCAGCGGGTGAATGCTCCCATGCTGCGCCACACAAGACGGGCAGGGGTCGCCTGATAGGTCTGCGCTCCACACCCAGCCGTCAATCACATCATCATTAGCCACATAGTTGGCCCGCGCCGCCTCACGATATGAATATAGTTGCACGGTGCGCGTCATGCGCAGCGCATCAGTCAACCCCGAGCCGAGCGCGTCAGTGATAAGCCGGGCCGTTTTCTTGGGGTTGTAGCCCAGGCCGATGCTGCTCACCAATTGGTCAGAGATGTACTGTGCAGTCACCGGAGCCAGTTGCTCTAGGCGTTTGAACAGTGGTCCATCCTCTTGCAGAAACCCAAGCGCCGACTTGATGGCGTTGATAGGCAGCCGGTTGAACGTGGCCGATACGCCCGACGCCTCAGCGGATACCTGCATCAGTCGCCCGCTATCCCCTATGCCCCGAGCGATTGACGCCGTGGCCTGGCTGTCAATCTCAAACTTGGTAAAGGTCTGGAATGACCTAAGTTCTTTGGCCGTCTGGGCCAGCAGTTCTTTGTAGCGCTGCATCTGTACCAACTGACCCCGCGTCGGTTCCTGCTCGGCAATATCCCGCGAGAGTAATTCAATCTTATCTTGCAGGCGGTTGTATAGCCCGCCATAAGCATTGATGAGCCGGTTGAGCGCGGCCGCATCCTGGCGCTCTAGGGCTTTACGGAATTGGGCTGCGAGTTGCAGAACGTTGTCAGGCATTATTGACCCTGTGGATTATTCTGCCCACCACCCTGCCCAAACGCCCGCAGGATAGCAGCGCCCACATTGTCGCCCGCTTGCTGTTCACTACCCATGCGCTCTTCCTCTTGCGTCCAATCGTAGCCGCGCGCGCCCGCAGCAGTTTGCTTGCTAACCAAACCGTTTTGCAAATCTGCACCCAGCGCCTGGGTCTGCTCGATTTCGTTTACCGGCAGCGCATCCTGCCAAACCACTTTGCCGGCGTCGGCCACTGTCTCATCCATCCCGCTCAACACTAACAGCCTGCGGTTGAGTTCGGTCAGCGCATCACCGTATAATTGGCGCTTGGTGTCGTTCTTGTTGAGCGCATCCATGAATAGCACCCGCAGGCCGAAATTGGTCAACGCCCCCAGCTTGTCGGCCATGCTGGTCATATCGACGGTATGGCTAATGTCGAATAGCGCCTGCCGCAGGTCGAGCGCGAACGCCCGCGAGGATTCCAGGTCAGATTGCATTTCAAGATTTTCAACCATTGCGCTATCGGTCTGCGCGACAATCATTTCATCGGCGCCCCACGAAGCGTTTTGCGTCACACCCAGCCCGCGCGCCCAAGTTTTAGGGTGAGCATGGTAGCGGATAATCTTTGAGATGTTGGATGCAATAAAATTGAAGCGGTCTTGAATGGCGAGAACGTCCTCAAGGTCGCTCTTGCCGTAGCAGCCTTCGGCATTGGGCAGGTTCTGCCAGTGAACAATCGGCGGGAAAGTGTAAGGCCAATCCACTACACTGGTCAGCACCCACTGGCCGCTGGTGCTTTTGTCGGCAATGTAATTCGAGACGGTCCAATAAGATGTCTCGTTAGTCTGGTAAATCTCGCCCGTCTCTTTGAGCTCTGAGGCATAAATGCGCTCGATTACTTCCTTGCGTGCCCGCTGTTCCTTGCCTTCACCAATGACGTACAGCAGCACATAGCGCTCTACCTTCTCCATGTCCTCATCGTCAGTTTCAATTGAGACGCAATACGGATGGAGCGCAACCAGGCGCGGGTAAGGCTTGCCCATGTGCATCATGCCATCGGGCACAATCTTAACGTAAGGCGTTCCATAGGTTGAGCCAATGATGCCCAATTTATGCAGCAGAATACCTTGCTTGTTCGCAGCCCAGATTGTGCTGATATATTCCGACTCCGGTGCATCGTCCTCGCCCGGCAGGTCGAACTTGACCGGCTTACCAAACAGCAGCGAGACAGAGCGCTCAATCACCAGGCCGCAGAAATTCAGCGCGATATTATCATCAGCCTGGAGCGGCTTGACCTTTATCTGCCGAGTGTGCCGCCCCTCCAGATAGTCGCGCAGTTTGCCGTAGCGGTCGAGCATGGCCCGGCGCTCGGTTGACATCGTCTCAGGGAAGAGAAAGTTAATCATCGTGCCGCGAATACTGTCTATAATACTCATGATGCCTCAGTTGTCGTAGAATGGATTGGGTACAGCCACCGGCCCGCCCACCGCTAATTTATTAAATGACCCGCTACTGGCATCTATCTGGTCATCGAATTTGCCAGAAGGGAACTCGCACATTTCTTCAATGTATTTACTTGACCACGTCGCCCGCTTTACGCGCACATTGCCCGCCTGACACTGAGAGGCAAACGGGTCGGCTCTGAGTTCTTTGCTGCCCGTCTCTGGCTCACAGTGAACGCTGAAGCCAGAGAGTAAACGAATGAACGCTGCCGCGTCGCTCTTTCCGGCAGCGCCTGGGTCTTGTGGTCCCCAGTAAGAGACGGGATTACCGCTAATCGCTTCTTTCTCGCCGTCCAGAGTTTCAACGATGGTGCGTGGTGCATACTTCAATCGGTCGCTCTCGGCAGTCGCCTTGATTTTCGCGTCACGGGTCGCGCTATCCCACTGACCGCGCACCACGTCCTCGACATAATAAATCCCGTTGTACTCTGCCATCAATAAGCCCACCGTGTAATTTCCATCGCCTTCCGTTGCCGCCTTATCCCACCAGCGCACACGGCGCGCCTCTCGCGGTACCTCATCTACTAACCTGAAATGTTCAATCTTGAACATCCCCCCCTCGCGGGGTTGTGGCCGCTGCTGGTAGAGCGCAAAATACGAGCGGCCTAGCGTCGTGCGCAAATCCTTTAGCGCCGGCAATGGATACCGCTCAGAGCAAAGCGCTGCACCCTCTGCCCGTCCTAGCGGATCGCCTGGCTCGGCTTCGGCGGGTAGGTTTATCACGGTCCAATCAACCGCTTTGTCGCTTGCCATAATTCGCCCGGCCAAATCGTCGCCATGCCAACGAGTCATAATCAGGATAAGCGCCGCGTCTGGTTCAAGCCGCGTGTACAAGTCATCGGTGTACCAGTCATAAACTTTATCGCGGTAGACCTCACTCTCGGCCTCTTCGCGGTTTTTAACCGGGTCGTCGATGATAACGAGATTACCGCCGCCGCCGGTTACCCCGGCACCTACGCCCACCGCTCGAAGCCCGCCGCCCTGCGTGGTTTCCCACTCTTCGGCCGCCGACCGCTCATCGCTCAGACCTATCCTGTCCTTGACGATAGCCCGAGCACGCCGGCTGAACTTGTTGGCTAGCGTCTGATTGTACGCACCAATAATGACGCGCATCTCAGGGTCGCACTCAAGCCGGTAGGCAGCATAGCGAATGGTTGTCATCTCGCTTTTGCCGTGCCGAGGCGGCAGAAAGATTGCCAGGCGTCTAATCTCGCCGCGTGTTATTTTGTCAAGGTGCTGACGTACATACTGCAAATGCCGCCACTGCCAGTTATAAGACGGCGTAACAATTCCAAGCCAATCCCCGAAGGACGGCTTAACCTGCTGAGTCTGATTCGTCTTGCGTTTGCGCCTCTCCTGCTCGGCTGCGGCCCGCTGCTGTAAGGACGGTGATAAGGTCTGTGCCATTGGCTAACATTTCTAACTGCTCATCAGATAATTTACTCAGGTCAACATCCATCGTAGGCGTCGGGACCTCGCCATCAATACGCCGCCACAATTCGCGCATATTACCTGGCTGTGGATCCATCGCCAGGGCATACAGAAAAGAAGCCATTACAATCTCGGCCATCGTTGATTGAGATTTAAGCGCCTTGAGTTTCGCGGCCTGCTGTCCTATCTCGTCAGCGATGCTAGTCGGAGTCATAGCAAGGAACCGCTTAGCGATG